TTCAAAGCCATCTCCGAGATGGATAAGAAGTCGCGTCGTTCCAACGGTATTGCGAAGGAAGTGTGGGAAGCATTCGCTAAGAAGTACATCGAAATCATGCCTGCTGTTACCGGCAAGAAGGAAGATGCAATCAAGGCTGCTACCATCGTCTTTCTCAAGAAGTTCAGCATCATCAAGACCGATAAGGTTACGATTAGTAAGCTCCTGCCTCAGCTCGCTCTCTTTACCGAGCACGCTGATAAGGAATCGCTGGAACAGTTCGAAGGTATCATTGATCTTCTGAATACGAAGGCCAAGGAATACATGGAGTCGGATGAAGTTAAGACTCTGGTGGAAAACCTGAAGCTGGACTAATTCTCCCGCAGCCCGGTATACTCAAAAGGTGTATCGGGCTTTTTCATAGCTGCATTCCGATGTGTATCTATGAAAGAGTATGCGTAAGTATCAACCGATCTGGGAGAAATTAAAAGAACTAACAAAAAAGCCTGCCTCTGAGCAGGCATTAGGCATTCAAATCAAGGCACACCCACTCTTACACGCTCGAATAATTAAGGCAGTAATAAAAGAAAAGTACAATGACCAAGGCTGGCGCTTACAAATAGAACCACAGCGATCACGCCTATCATATACGCAGCAGGGGAATGTAATCACGTTCTTTCACAAGAAAGAAATTGGCCCTCAAGAACTGGAACTATAAGCATGAGCCTAGATGCCATCTTCGTATTCGGAAGTAATCTAAAAGGTATTCATGGTAAGGGTGCCGCACTTTTTGCCAAGCATTATTTCAATGCAGAGCCTGGAGTTGGTATCGGAAGAACTGGCAAGGCTTATGCAATTCCTACCAAATCTTCCCCATACATAACCCTTCCACTTGAGCGCATTAAAGTATACGTGGATGACTTTCTAACCTATGCGCGTATAAATACAAACCTAACCTTTCAAGTAACTAAGATTGGTTGCGGTTTAGCTGGATACAAAGAAGAACAAATTGCCCCCATGTTTGCAGAGGCCCCACAAAATTGCTTTCTTCCTGAAGGCTGGAGAAAATAAGCATGTCCCGTACCTCCGAAGCTACCTATGTATTAATTGGCCGTAATCTTGGCCGCACCGCTAAAGCTGTCCGCTTCCTGATTGAAAAGATCGGTGAAGAGGAAGTTGATCTTGATCCTGCCACACATTGGTTCCCGCTCTCACAAGTAATTGATGAGCAATCCAATGTTGGCCCGGAACAGCTTGACACAATTACTGTGAAGCAGTGGATTCTTCAACAAAAGGAATTGCTGTGACCGAATTCGAACAGCTTCAAGAGAAAGTTCTTTCCCTTCAATCCACCATTCTTGAGAAGCATCCGCGCTTACCTGGACTTCTCAAAGAAATTCTTGTTGCCCTAAAAGCGCAGCCAGAAAATACCCTGCTTCTCAGTCCGGAAGAAATCTCTGCGATCGTATCCGGAATTGAAACGCAGCAGGGTGTATATCTTGCGGCTAGTGTAACCAAACCTGCCGTACAGAAAACTACAATCTCCAAGATCAAGCTGAACCCGAAATTAGCTCTTGACCTGGACTAATCCTGTGCTAGAGCTTCCTGAAGTTCTTGCCCTTTCCTTTCTTCAGCACCGGCTTTCATTCGATAGGTATCGTAGACTAGCCGCAGCTTTAGAAGTTCCAATCGGGCCAGCGCCACAACAATCTCGCACAATCCATACACCATTAGTAGAGGAAATCCTTAAGTGTCTACCACAGAAATCGAGTACGACGCACTATTGGATGGTTTCTCACTGGATAAGCCAAGTAGTTCAATACTTATCGACGGAATCGCAAGAGACCCTAACGAATTATATCCGCTCCAACCCGGAGAGATTGATCCGCGCCTTAGAAATCTATCGTACTCCAGCCTCCTTGACCTACATTCCTGTCCTAGATATTTCGAGCTTGGAAGAAAGCGAACAACCTTCGCAGAGCCAGAAACCGAAACCACAGGAATCACTTTTTCTTTTGGACACGTTGTCGGGGCTGGAATAGCGTCTATCTTTGCCGGACGTAGTTGGAATGAAATCGTAATGGAAGCTTTCCTTGGCTGGGAAGTTGACCTTTACGCATCCGATGACAAAGCAGATAAATCTTTTTGGTCCGCTCTCCTTGCACTGCAAAAGTTCTACTTCATGCGGCAGCAAGGATTCCTCGCCGATTATGAGGTATTGGAATACAATGGCAAGCCTGCTATCGAGCTTGGTTTCCGTGTTACTTTCCCTGACGGCTTCGCACTTCGAGGATATGTAGACGTTGTTCTGCGCCATCGTGATACTGGCGCAATCGTAGTTATCGAATGCAAAACCACAGGCTCAGCTACTGTAAATCCTGCCTCCTATAAGAACAGTAGCCAGGCAATCGGCTATAGCGTAGTGCTTGATGTAATTGCTCCAAATGAATCGCACTATGAAGTCTACTACCTTGTCTATAAAACCAAAGGACAGGAGTATGAAGTTTTTCCATTCGCCAAATCTTACCTTCAACGTGCGCAATGGATTCGTGAAGTTCTTTTCGACATTGAAAACATTAAAGCATACGCCGCAGAAAATCTCTTTCCCATGCGCGGCGAAAGCTGTGTGCGGTTTTTCCGCGATTGTAAGTACCTCAATACCTGCACACTTAGCAATTCTACTATAACTAAACCGCCTACATGGGGCACACTGGATTCAGCAGTCTACGATATAAATCTAACTCTTGTGGACTTGATTGATTCTCAGCTTAGGAAAGCAGATCATGCACCCGCACACTCAAGTAACGTAATAGACAGTACATTTGTAGAGGAAAGTTTATAATGAACGGACTTCCATCTAATACTATCACAGCTACAGGCGAAGTACATTACTGTGTAAACTGTAAATACTCTATGCCCGCAGAACACGTACAGGAAAATCTTATTTGCACCTATGCAATTAGCCTAGTCACAGGTCAGCCAAAGAAAACATCTTGCACCTTTGAGCGTTCTGGTTCAGGACACTGTGGCCCACAAGCAATTCATTTCGTACAAGAGGAACCCCGTCCATGAACATCACCTCAATCTTCCCCGCACTTCTCGTCAAATCTGTCCGTTATGCTGGCCGCCTTACAGTCAGTGCAACTAAGCGAGGCCCAGGCAGAAAGTGTATTCATCATCTGGATCTTAGCAAGCGCCCACCTAATCCGCATACTGGAAGAAAAGAAAGTGGCCGCTATGGTAAGGGCTTGCGTAACTGGATTACAAATACTCAATACCGTGCAACAGCTACTCGCATGAAGGCAAAGGTTCGCAAACTTACTAACAGATTGGATCTTGGATAATTTAGTATGAAACTAACAGAAAAAAAGCACAGCATAATTCATCACGTCCTTCTATACGGAGCACCAAAAAGTGGAAAGACTTATCTCGCCGGAACACTTGCAGAAAAATACAAACTACTCTGGTTCGATCTGGAAAACGGGTATCAAACCCTTACCCAACTCCCAGTTGCCTTTCAAGAAAACATTGATATCATTAGCCTGCCCAACACTCGCAGCTTCCCTATCGCAATCGAGACAATGCTTCGGGTCATCAAAGGACAGAAGTGCAATATCTGTGTAAAGCATGGTAAGATTGGTTGTGCTGCATGTCTGCGAGATAAGGCACCGCAACAAGAAGTAGAACTAAATTCTCTCGGCCCTGATTGGGTTGTTGTCGTTGATAGTGGAACCGAACTTACACAATCAGCAATCGCGCACATCACAAAGGGTGAGCCAGAAGATTACAAAATGAAAACCGATGATTGGGGCAATCTCGGTAAGCTCATGGAAATCTTTTACTCCCACGTTCAAAATGCTCCCTTCCATATTGTAGTCATCACCCATGAAACCGACCTAGCAAAGGATGAGGAACCATCTCAAATTGTTCCAAGTGCAGGCAGCCGAAACTTTGCTCGCAACGTAGCTAAGTATTTCGGAGACGTGGTAAATTGTCGCGTGATGAATCGCGGACACAGGGCAGTTAGTAGCACTACAGCAGAGACTGGATTGCTTACAGGTTCTCGAAGCGGCATTGCACTTGAGAAGCTTAAGAGTACAAACCTTCTGGACTTGTTCGATCCGAACCGCGTACAGGAGAAACTGGAAGAAACGCCAGGAGAAGCAGGAATGAGTGCCATCGAAAGAATCAGAGTGAGAATGGCAGCCAATAAAGCAACCACCAACCCCGCAACTTAATATGAACGAAACAAAACCCCATCAATATTACAGCGCTCGCGGAGAAGTTCTTGATGCTGCGCTCAAGGCTGTCCTGCAAGATCGTAATGCAAGCTACGGTCCACCGGAATCTAACTTCCAAGACATTGCAGATGTTTGGAACTGGTTCTTGCAAGATAAACTGGGCAGTGTGCGTATCAAACAAATCAGTGCAATCGACGTAGCGCACATGATGATTCTCATGAAGATGGCGCGACTGAAACACAATCCAATGCATCGAGATTCCAAGGTAGATGTTGCAGGTTATGCTGCATGTGCTGCGGAATGTGAGCCAAAACCAGCCGTACAAAACCCAGAAACTACCAATAAAGGAGCTCGTAATGAAACAGTAGCAAATGTAATCGAAAGTCAATATCCTGAAGGCTTTCCTTTTCTCCAAACTCAGCCAACCCGTTAACTTAAGCAAACCATCATGACTCAAACCGCTGACAAAGACTCCGTTGAATTCGACATGGACTCCTTGCTGGAATCCACCATTGAAGATCTTGCAGATGCTCCTGAGTTTCGTCCTTTCGTTCAAGGCGCTCACGTTGTTGATCTGACTCTCAGCCGTAGTGATAAGATCGACGAAAAGACCAAGAAGCCTGAACCGGTTTTCTTGTGCAAGATCAAGCTGGTTGAAACGCAGGAACAGACTGATCCGACGGAAGCTCCGCTGGAAGTTGGCGCAGAAACCACCATCCGTTTCCGTATGGATAATCCGTATGGCGAAGGTGATTTTAAGAAGGTTGCAGGCGAAATTGCTGCACACTTCAAGTGCGCCAATGTTCGTGAAGTTCTGGAAGCTGCGAAGAATCTTCGTTGCCTTGTCGTTACCACGAATCGTAAAGGTAAGAAGCGCGATGATGGAACGTATCCGTTGTTCACAGCAATCACGGCGCTGAATGTTCTGTAAGCCAATAAAGTAGCAGTACTGCCCGGTCACTTTAAAAGAGTGGCTGGGCTTTTCCACGTCTGCACTGCCAGCTTGGTGAAATAGGTATACACAGCGGACTTAAAATCCGCCGCCACTACAATGGCGTATCGGTTCGATTCCGATAGCTGGCACCACCCTCATAGGATTCTAGATGAAAGCTTTCGTATACAATGGTGATGCATACATTCGTTGCATCCCTTCCAAGCCGCTCTTCCGATCCAATCTAATCCACGAAGTTGTGAATCGTGGAGATATATTCGCTATGAGATTCAAAGATCAAGTGCTTACGATTATTCCTGGTACTGCGGAAGTTACGCATTTCGACATTATTTGCAGCACAGCAATCGAACCTTCAACTATTTAAGTTGATATGAACGCCCTCTTTCTCGGTACTCATGCAGATAAAGAATATCTGCCGCACATCAAAAGTTCTTTCGGCGGTACTAACGTATACGCTGTGTGCGAACCTGTGCCTCTGCTTAAGCAGCTTGAGATGTACTGCACCAAAAGAAATGTAACCAAGGTTGTCACAACTAATACTGACGTACTGAGGAAGCTGCTAGAAAAACAAAATTGGCAAGGCCGTGGCACACCTTCTCTTTCAGATTACGCAGGATCTCTGTTCCATCACAGCGGCGTAGAAATTGTAATCGTTCCCCCGATTCAACAGATCATTACCGTCCCGCACGGCCGCTTTCTTTTCAATCGTTACGTCAGTAAAGTTCTCAATCCGCAAGACTGGCGGGAATCTACGCCGTTTGTGTGGAGCATTCTTGACCCTTCTAACATTGATGAAGCCTATGAATACCTCGCCTCGTCTTATGCTATTGCGGAAGATATCGAAACGCTTAGGGAAAATCTCAGAATTCGTTGTGTTAGTTTCACTGGCATTACCTTTGCTAACGGTGTTTTTAGTACTCGCAGCTTTGTACTTCCTATCGACTCTGATTGGGCTATAGCTTGGTACCGCAGAATCAGTGAACTCCCGGTACAAAAGATCTTTCAAGGCGGCCAGTATGACAACGCATACAAACTCCGATTCTCTATCCCAACGACGAATTGGCTCTGGGACACTCTTAACCTCTTTCACTCATGGTACAGCGAGCTCCCGAAAGATCTTGGATTTCTCAACGCGTTCTTTCTTCGTGATGTTGTCTATTGGAAAAATCTGGCGGAAACCCAAGACCTTCATGAATACTACAAATATAATGCACTTGACGGTTGGGCGACGGCGAATGTATGGATTACACAGATGCTTACAATGCCAGATTGGGCCAGGCATAACTATACACTTGAGTTTCCCCTTGTATTTCCTTGCCTTCTGAGTGAGATGACAGGACTGGAACAAGATCATGAAAAGCTCATCTTGGCTCGCGCTACGCTTGATAAGCAGATCGAAGAAAAGGAAAACATTCTCCGAAGAATGCTGCACTCACCGACCTTTAATGTGGGTTCGCCCAAGCAAGTCCTTGCACTTCTCCATCTTCTTGGAAACAAGAATATCAACAGTACTGAAGAAAAGGATCTTAAGAAAGCTGCCCTAACACATCCGCTTACGTCTAGGATATGCAATGCCATCCTTGAAATACGCGGCTTGCGTAAACTTGTTTCCACATACTTAAGGCTTGATAGCGATGCCTCGGCAAAAAACAATTGGAATGGTGCGGCCGCTTACAGAGGTCGAATTTTCTATAGTCTGCGTCCAAGTGGAACGGACACTGCGAGACTTGCAAGTCAAAAGAGCGCCTTCTGGTGCGGTTTACAAATTCAGAATATTCCAAGAGGAGAACCCGGAGAACCAAGCTACACCAAAACAACCATCTGCGCAAGCGAAGGATTTGTCATTGCTGGAGTAGACCTTACCTCAGCCGAAACATATGACACTGCATACATCAGTGGCTGCAAACCATTGATGGAGATTTTGAATTCCGATAAGAACTTCCACGGCTGGAATGCAAGTAAATTCTTCGGGCTTGGTTATGACACAATCATTGATGCCAAGACTGGAAAGGTATTGAACAAACCGATTCGTGATATTGCTAAGCGTGTCAATCACGGATTCAATTACAACATGGGCTGGGCAGTTCTGATTGATACGATGGGCGAAGATAAAATCTGGCAAGCACGGGTTCTTATTGGCTTACCTAACGGAATGACAAGCAGGCAGATTGCAGAATACCTCCTTCACCAAGCCAATGTAACCTACCCAGAAATTCGTGCAGACTACTATCCGTGGGTTATTAAGACTGTTGCGGTGGAAAGAAAACTCACGTCAAGAGCAGTACACTTCGCCGACAAGTACACACCAGAGCAAATCCAAAAGCTTCTGGATCGTGGTGACTGGACTCGTTATACTTTCCTTTCCCCAGACAAGAACAAGCTGCACCTTAACAGTTTGGTTGCGCACTGTCCGCAGTCTCTGAATGCACGAACTCTTAACGAAGCTTACATGAGGGTGTTCTATGAAATTGCGTTACCTGAAGCGGCGGACTATAGATTACATGCGCAAATCCATGACGAGATCTTATGTTCCTTTAGAAAGGACCGCACGGATTTATTGCATAGAACGCGAGAACTCATGCAAATCCCTGTCGCGGTTAGAGATGTTAAAAATGTTACACGGATCTTTACTGTTCCGGCGTCCTTAAAAGCCGGCCCCGATAAACAAGGCGTTAAATATTGGAGTGATGTAGAATGACCCCGGAACGCTATGCAGAACTAGATCTAAAAAATGCTAGACTTACCCAAGAAGAGGTAAATGAAGGCTGGCATTTTTGCCCTGATTGGGATTTTATGCTAGTGAATAAAAAAGATCCTGAATCAGAAGAATGTTATTGCGAACACTTACCTCATATAAGGAGTGATGTAGAATGACCCCATACGCCAAACCATTTCCAGCCTTGTGCCGAGATTGCAAGCACAGCAAGCCAGAGCCGAACAGCGAATGGAATCTTCGATGTCAACACCCCATTGTCAACGGTGCTGATCCGTGGGCGCTGGCCTCTTCGTCTGTTGGGAAAGGTTCCGATTGCCGGAGAGAGCGGGAGAGTAAATCATTCTTCGCCAAGTGCGGGATGAAGGGTAAATTGTGGGAACTGAAGGTCGAGCCATGACCACCAAAGCTGATTACGTTCGCAGTCAAGGCCAAACCCGCGCCCATCATTGCCACTGGCCCGGCTGCACGGCGCAAGTTCCGCCCGCGATGTGGGGCTGCAAAGGCCATTGGTTCAAGTTGCCAACCAGCCTTCGGGCGCAAATCTGGGCGACCTACAAGCCGGGCCAGGAAGTGAACGGCACGCCAAGCGCCGCATATATCGAAGCCGCAAAACTCGTACAGGCATGGATTGCGGAGCAGCCGAAATGACTACGATTGATCGACTTTATAAAGAAGGGTACCTGCCATGATTACTGCACAACCTAAGTTTCTTGAATCATCTGACAACCCACAAATCAACCGTCTCATCGGACTTCACCTCACCATCAATGAAGAATCTCTCGAACAGTTCACGGAAATTCTACAGCGCGCACTGAATACGGCTGATCCAAATGATCCGAAATACAAAGACTGGGTTGAACTGCAAGATAGAATCAAGTATGGGATGCCGCTTCCCAGGCTTCGCGGCTAACACAATAACTTAAGGCGCATATGCCTTCCGAAAGTTTCTTTGACCATTACCTCGCATACACTAGTGGCGGAGAAACACCTACGTTCTTTAATCGCTGGTGTGCAATAACCGGACTCGGTGCATATCTTGGACGTGATTATTATTTCCGTCACGGTCACTTCAATGTGAATCCCAATCTGTATGTAATGCTTATTGGGGCAGCAGGTACCAGAAAGAGTACCTCGATCTTAATGATGAAACAGCTACTACAAAAAGCTGGATACAAAACAATTGCAGCAAATAAGACATCCAAAGAAAAGTTCCTACTTGACTTAGCAGATTCCGATATACATACCGAACATGGCGCAGGTCTAGACTCAATGATGGAAGCAGAGATTTTTGGTTCAAGTGATAGTGAAACATACAAACAGGTTCTAATTGCAGCAGATGAGTTCAATCTATTTCTTGGCCTGAATAACATGGAATTCATATCACTTCTTGGCGTCCTGTGGGATTACAATGGCGTGTACGAGAATAAAATCAAGACAGGTAAATCAAATGAAATCCCAAATCCTACCGTTTCCATACTTAGCGGAAACACCCCCACCGGATTTTCTCAAGCCTTTCCTCCTGAAGTCATCGGGCAGGGATTCTTTTCACGACTTCTTTTAGTATATGGTGAACCAAATGGACGAAGAATTACATTCCAGCGAGAGCCCGATGAATCTGAAACCGTCGAACTCATTGCAAGACTCCACTCAATCCGGGCCCAATCAAGAGGCCGCGCTACGCTTACTGACACAGCGAAAAGCCTTATTGATAAAATCTATCAGAGCGGAGTTGGAGTCGATGATCTTAGATTCGAGTCTTACAACTCTAGGCGACTTACCCACTTACTTAAAATATGCCTTATATTCTCCGCAAGTTATGGCTCTGCAACAATTACTGAGCACCATGTTGTCTATGCGAACACAGTTCTTTCACACACAGAACATCTTATGCCAAAGGCACTTGGAGAATTTGGCAAAGCTAGAAACTCAGACGTCACAAACAAAGTAATGACTTTGATTAATTCAACAACCGCAGGGCTCAAACTAAAGGATATCTGGCCGCACGTTTCAAATGATCTGGAAAGCTTACCGGACTTAGCTAAGATCCTCACCAACCTTGTAGCAGCAAATAAGATTCAGAATGTTGCAAGCGTTGGTTTCCTTCCCATTCGTCGTCCACTCGTGGAACACTCCAATGATACCGTGGACTATTCACTTCTCACACCTGAAGAACAGGATTTGATATGACCCTATCAACTACCCAAGTTCATGAGTTATGTAAAGAGGTAGGAGTAAAGTATTACCGTGCCAACGGGGTTGTCAGCGAGAGTTTCTATCTTACACACCAGCGCTCTCGTAACGAAGAAGAAATAGAATATGATCTCAAGCGCAACTTAGCTCAGCAGCTAATCAGTAAATTTGCAGCTGAAGTAATGAATGTAGCAGATTGGCACATATACAGAGATATGATGGGCGCCTCCTACAATGTTCAAATCTTTCTTATGTCCTATGAGCAATGCGCTGCATTAATTCGCCACGCATATGATAAGGGCAGACTGGAAGCCCGTTCCGCAACAGCAGAATTTAAGGCGTAATTTTATGGAACCTGTATACAAACTCAGCCTCGATCATAACTACACCAACGTGATGGTGGATATCGAAACTCTCGGCATTAATCCAGATTCAGTCATTCTCAGTATCGGAGCTTGTGCAGTAGAAGCGCCCACTGAAGTTCAGTTCTATCAAGAGATTTCTATTCATAACCAGTGTGGACGTTACGCTGATCTTGATAGTGTGAAGTGGTGGATGAATCAACCGATTAAGCCCCCGATGGATGGGGTTGTTTCCCTTGAACAAACTCTTGTAGCTTTCGGAAATTGGCTTGGTGACGCTTTCGTAGAACGTGGTAAATTAATAGTGTGGGCGAATGGAACGGACTTTGATATTTCTATATTAAAGCACGCGTATGAAACTAATGACGCAGGTGCGATTCCTTGGAAATATAATAATGTACGAGACTATCGTACCCTGTCTAAAGTATGCTCCCACATTCCATGTTCGGAATTTGTAGGAGATAAACATAACGCGTTAGCTGATGCAGTATACCAAGCACAGTATCTTTCTGTAATTAAAGCTTATTATAACGATATACGCATTGGCCTCGGCGGAGTATAAGGAGTTATGATGGATGATAAAGACGCACGTAACTTCAAGATGGAAGGAAACAAGAAGTATGTTCTTGAGTTCTTCCCCGATGAATACATTCAGCTGCAAAACGAATTAAATAGTGGCCTTCACCCTGACCTGGAACCAATCCTTGCACTGACAGGGCCGGAAGATATTGATATGAAACTTGCCCACACCGCAGCGTATTGTGGCATTGCATTGAAGGGAGATTACACGTTGGAAGATCGAATCGGATTGTGTAAACTGCTTTTCACCGAACTTCAGAAGAAACGAAAGAAGCCGCCAGCAATCATTTTACTTAGCTAACTAGGAGAAAGCTGATGAGTCCCTACTCACAAACAATCGTGGCCGCAACCTTGGAAAGCGCCAAAGTTCGCCCGCTTGCCGTTGGCCTTGAGCAAACTGTGTTTGAACTGGCAGCCAAGATCGAGCGCCTGATCGCAGAGCACAACGCCCAGACATCAGCGCTAGTCAACGAATGGTTTATTGCCGGCCAACAGTTCCGCAAGGAGATTGCGAGACTGACCGCCGAGGTCGCGGCGCTGCGGTCCACTTTGCACCAGCCCGTCGAATGGCTTCGGAATAATTACCAAGACCACGCGAATATCGCAAGCCTGTGCGACGCCATGCAAGCCACCATCGACGCCGCGCGCAAGGAGCAGCCATGACAGACCGCACCAAAAAAGAACTTTCAATTCACCGAAAGGCTTGGACTGCCAGAATAATTCGCATACCTAGCAATGCGCCCGCGTATAAGATAATTGCTCAGCTCGAAACAGGAAAGAAAGTAGGCTTACTAGAGCGCTTACAGAAAGATGACCCAAGCTGGGTGCATGAGAATGTATACATCTACATGAGCAGGCCAATGAATAAGATGTTCTTCAAGACAGGTCTGGGAATAAAAGTGGTATACCTATAATCCATCGCGGAAATAACAGGTAAAGAAAAGCCCGGCACTAAGACCGGGCATTTTTTCGTCTGTACGATTCAAACTTTGTGTGCTAGCCGCCAGGATTATTCCTGTAAGCAATACCTCCTTTATCCGGTGGGTTGTTCAAGACATTCCCATAGGCATCGCGCTTGTTACTTGTGAACGTAGCCGTACCTTTCAACGGGCTCAGTGCACTGAGAATGCGATAACTTGCATCATCCACATAAGCTGTGGCTTTCGTGTGCTGCGCATTTCCTGTAGCTCCCAAAGCTCCAGCATTTTGCCAGTAGGCATTGATACCGTAGTTCGTCACAACATCATAATTGTTCCCCCCATCAATGTTGTACACAGCATCATTCAAACTGGCCGTAACTACTATGTTATTGTACACCGATTGGTTGATATTAATACTAGCTCCAGCTCCCACATTCGTGAGTGTGACGCCCTGACCACTACGAGCAAAGATTAAATTATCGTAGAACTTGATTGCATTTACACCAAGGCCAGAACCAGGAAAACGCACTTGAAGCTTATATGCAGCTCGTACATCGTTATCCCCGCGTAGATCAAAAGTAGTTCTACGGATCGTAACATCTACTGTGTCAATAGCTGTGAATGCAAGATCAATGGGAGAGTAACCATCTCCAGCCTGTTGCTTGTTTCTACGGAAATTCTTCCAGATGCAATCTTCCATGATGGTGCCATTCCCTTCAATGTGGGAAGCCTCATCAAAGCCCGAGAATATTACATTCTGTAACTTGGAGTTGATACTACGACGGTTAGCAAAACCGCGAGTATCCTTAGTCCAATCTGCTGCAGTGCATACACCATTGCGTACAACAACATTACTATTGCTTGCACCTTCAACACAGCTTAGAGCAATTGTACCGTGGCCATGACCGATATTGCACACGAAGTTTTCAAGTGTAATATTCTGGCAGTACTCCGCAATCTCAATCAGTTCGTACCCGCCGTAATGTGTTTCCCCAACTTCCTCTCTTTCATAGATAGACGCACTATCTGTAGCATTGAGATTGGAAATAGTTACACCGATAACTTCTAAACCAGCCGCCCCAACAAAATCAATGCCTCGGTAACCCGTATGGGTTAGAGTTAAATTAGCCAGCTCCACATTAGTAGTAACCCCGCCAGATGCTGAATCCGAGCCAATGCATAACCCATTCAATCCGCGCAGTGTAACATACTCCATCCTGAAGTTATTCAGATTTCTCAGCCGGAATCCAAGAGGGCTCGCATCATTGCCGCGCTGAAGAATTGCTAAACCTTGGTAATACTCCGGAGGGGATTGTGTTGCACTTCCAGTATAGACATACAATCTGTGAGATTCAGTGGGCTCGCTCCACCAAATTTGATTGCGATTCAAGCCATCCTTGCTGAAACCCTTAATGTACGCATAGCCAACAGTGCGACCATTACTTGCCTGACTATTTGCACGGCTATCAATAAACAGACGATCAACCTCTTGCACAGTTCCGCCGACTGCGCAGTTCTTACTCCAGATGCCATTACCTACATACAGCCAGCCTGAATCATTCGGTGCAAGAAATTTCAAGCCATCAATTACTGGAAGATTACTTGCTGCGGGGTATGGCAACCATAAGCTATCGCTTTTCGTGAATGCACTTGCCGAAGTAAGCTGACCAGTTCCGGTTTGCACATGATATGCATCTTGCAAAAAGTATCTATGTCCGGTTCCAGCTTTCGCTGTAGCACCACTAATACTCGCTAATGCATTACCTGCGCCCGGAGATGTGCCGGCATTTGCATCATTCCCTACTAGAGGGTCAATGTAATAGTCCGCCATGATTAGGCTCCGTTAATTCCAAACACCTCGTAGGTTCCACCAGTGATATCAAAGAACGGGCTGATATCAAAGAACACAGCCTCACCGGGACCCGCTAGCGGATAATACGTATTTGCAGCAGTAGCTAATCCAGGCATCAAATTTGTACCTGCAGCACTTGCAGCATCGTATAAACCAACAATAAGTCCGGGTCCGGTTAAGCAGCGGAAACCTGTAATAAGTCCCGGACCATTCCAGCCGACAGGAAGTCCATCTACACTAAGATCAAATTTCTTGACCGCCATACCACCGAAACTACGATTGTATTGACTGTAACGTCCTTGTTGAGTCAGTACATTAACAGCATTGGCCAACGTCATTGACGTGCCATCAAAAACATACGGCCCGCTGTCATCCGTGTAGAACCAGAAGCCGCTGGGATGTTGAGAATAACCTGCAGGAATTGCCATGATAATTAATCCATTAAGAGCTGAACCTTCTGGCCCAGCGGGTTTGAAAGTTGCTGACTGATACGAATACTTTCAGGCGTATTCGCATTTTTGTATTGCTTCATGAACCACTGATTGAATTGTACTTGCTTGCCGCCAGCTTCCGCATACTTAGCAGCGAAAGCACTAATCGCATCATCGCTCGGTTGGTTGCCACTGATTACTGCCGCTTTCACAGTCTCTGCCAGCTTGGTCATCTTATCCGAATTTGCCTGCCGATAGGATTGCACACGATAAACTGCGTCATTTACAACAGCTTCATCTAACGGGCGAGCACCAGCCATTCTAGTTGCAGTGGCCCAACTGAATAAATCATTGCTAAACAAGATAGTACCTTGATTACTAGTACTGTATACAAGTCCATCCGGGCCTGTAGCTTGTAAAGTCTGTGCAATCCCGGATAGGGGGCGAGAAAGTCCATTGTGTTCAATACCTTGGAGAAGTGATTCCCAGACGGGTGCACCGCCTGCAATCTTAGTAACCGATTCTTTGACGCTTCCGAAGAACTTTGCGTATGCTCCAACGAACGGAATATCCGCAATGCTGGTAGGAAGCACAGTCACTTGCCGCGGATTAATGTCACCGCGAGTGTACAAGTTCCATTGCAGTATATTACTCGGAACTCCGTACAAAACGAACTCGCCAGCCTCCTTCCCTGCAATTCCCAGAACCGCATCGTAGGCATCAATGTGATTCGTGTTCCCGCTCAGGTTACCAATCACATGCTGGTTAATGAACTGGAACGCAGGAAGGCCAGCCAAGCCATAGAAAGTTCCTTGCAAACCAAGTAACATGGCCGCATCTTTCTTCGTACCTTCGCTCACGTATCGGAACATCTGTTGCATCAAGTTGAATTGATACGATTGGAAGAGTCCGATAGCTTGTCCGATTGGCCCTTGGAAAACAAGCGGCCGCTGCGAAGCAATGATGTTTCCTTCCACGCGGTTCACAAAGGTACTGATATAAACGCCGGCTTCCTGATGCGTCATCAGTCCAGCCTTCTCCGCCAGATCAGTAAGCTGCATCATGCTGTAGCCACTAACGAAGCGATTGAATTCTTCGCTTAGTTCATTCCCACTGTACTTCTGGCCAGTCTCACGTAAAGCTTTTGCCTTAGCAAATGCACGACTGATACGGCTGTTTAAATCGCTGGCAGTTTCAGTTCCCTGTAAGGTGAAATCATCAAGAATACTTCTAAATTGTTCCGTTGGCCCACGAAGCACACCAAGATCTTTTAGGTACTGCATAATCTCAGAGTCTTTCGGCTCATGAGTAAATGCACGCATTGCCTTCGCCATCAGCTTACTTGGCGCAAGAACAAGATCATCCGTACCCGGTACACGTACCTTTGTGAGCGTTGCAAGCTGGCCAGCAATCTCAGAGTTCCCTGCCTTGATTGCATCCGTGATCTGAGTAAGTTCCGTAGTACGAAGCAGGTTCGCACCAAGGGCATTATTCAAAGCATTGATCGGATCGAGACCAAGAGTTAGCGTGGAAAGAATACTATTCGCACGACGAACAAACTTTGTAAGCTCTCCGCGAGGCGCGGTGTGGTTTGCAAGCAGAACTTCGGCAGCACTGCTGTATGCAGTATTCATTCCCTGCTCCGCCAGCACCTTATTAATGCTTTCTAAGTCTACAGGATCTTTGGCAGCCGCCCACAAGTCTCGAACCTTAGCAACTCCGCGGCTCACCGCTTGATCCAGAGTGCGGTTGAAATTGTAGAGCAGGGGGTACTCACTAATTTTAGATACGTTCAAACCAGTTTTGATATAATCCAAGTATGGATTCTTACCTTCACGTTCCAGGCGAGAAAGGGAAGTGCCTGTAAAAGTCGATCCACTGATATCAGAAAACCGTTTACTCGCGTCCTCAAGCCAGGAGAAAGCTGCCTCATTCTTTAGTCTCATCAACTCCGTAGCCATCGTGCGATCTTCACGCAGATGCTGCTGCAGAATATCATTCACAATCTTTTGTGGATCGGTCTTGGTATAAAACTCGCTGAAGATACCGCGGTTCGCCAAGTTCGCGTCAAGGTAATTCTCATTCAAACTGCGGCTGTATTCATATTCTCCGTGCGCCTTGAACCAATCATCACTCATACCTTTCGTAACGATCTGGTATTCAGGGCTCTTGGCACGGACAGTATTAACCAGCTCATCCAGCTTTTCTGGGGACGCAGCATGAAGCATCGTAGTATGGCCACTACCAGTCACACGATTATCTTTCACGAAAGCAAAGTGTTGGTACTCTTTCAAGTTCGGACGAATGGGCCGATACACTTCAGGATCTTTACGACTTGCCTGCCCGCGCACACTATTAATTTCCCCGAAGGTCTTTGTGCGCTGGCTGCTCAGGGAAATCTCAGCCTTGATCTGATCCCAGGTTTCTTTGTGTACCACATCAATGATATTTAGATCGCCTGAACTCCCTGCGATATCATCAAGCAGGTCATCAATTCCACGACTAGTCAAGGGTTTCCCATCTTTCTCAGCTTGCCCAATTGCTGCAAGAGCTTTATTGTATGCCCCGCGCTCGATAAGAACTTGTCGGCCAGAACCAAAGACTTCCGCAGAATCTGTGACCCAAAGCTTTGCACTACGAGTAACCTTCTGATTAATCGTGGCATGTTCAATCGCAGCTTCTGGTTTCCGCATCAGCGGGGCAAGCGTAGTTTCAAACAGATCACTGGTTTGCTTCTGGAATTTCCGCACCAAGGTATCTGTAAGCGAGCCGCTAAGCTGCATCTTGGAAGCAAGCGTATCGTAGGCAGCATTAGCAAATGCAGCAATGCGAGCACCCGCGCCGTAAAGATTTGCAGTGTTCAAATCCCTTTCCGTGATGGAAGGAATAAGATCGAACAGATCGCCCACATTCTTAGCCACAACATTATCAGCCTGCTCATGCAAAACTTTCTGTTGTGCCTTAAGATATGCCAAGCCATTCATCACGTGCCCACTCAAATCAATATCCGGCGGAACACGATAGGATACTTTGGCAAAGGAAGGAAGGAAATCCGTTCGCTCAGGCGTACTATCTGCACGACGTAAACCTTTCTTCACAAGATTTGCATGGTAGGCTTCCGTAGCACTGTCGCGTGCAAAGAAATCCTTGATAGGATCACCGATGCCATCCTGTTCCAAGCGGCCAAGACGCACATCCAGAATCTTTGCAATGCTTTCCGTGGTATGCGGATCAAGTGCAGTGCCTCGCTTGTACGCAGAAATAATCATCTTATCCGCCAGCTCTTGCTTGGTGGCAATGATGTAGTCCTGCAAATCCTTTACGCTAGCAAAACCTTCCTGACGAATTGCACCGCTGTCATCCACCAAACGAATGGCAGTAGTTCTTCCATCCTTCAATGCGCGCTGAAGCACAGGAAGATCGGTGAAGTGAATCGTAAGATCCTCAGGTAATTCTTTCAGTTGCATCATTGCAATGTAGCGTGCTTCTACTTCCAGGTGTGCACTCCTACTGGTACGAATGCCTTTGGAAAGCATACTGAAGCCATCACCCACCTTTTGCTTGTAACTTTTAACTTCTGCAAGCACAGCATCTTGTAAAGACTGGCCGGGACGAACATCAACCTTATCTGCCAGATTGTGGACAATGGGATATTCCTCAACCACTTGTCCTGCACCTTCGCCAGTAAGACGGACGTAGCGTCGACCAAGATTGCTTTCCCCGAGAGACTGTTCTTTTGCAGCCGCAATCAGTTCCCGATCAATCGCAGTAACTTCTCCGATGCGGCTAACATGTTCTGCATGAAGCAAATTATCTAACGTATTAACTACGCCGCTACCATGAATTGCATCTGCATACATGTTACCAATCACCTTCGGATCGGTAGCAAGTTCATTCACAGCAGTGCGCATTTCAAGCTGAATACGACGAACCTTATCTTCCAGAAGTTTCTGAGAAGCAATAACGTTTTCTGGACCTTCCTTAATTCCAATACCATTCGCGATTGTGGTATCAAGCTCATCTTGCAGCATGATAACTTTCGCACTGGCAGGAGTGCCAGGTTCCCACACAGTCTTATCCCGTCCGAACGCCTTCGTAAGAAAGCCTTGCTCTTTGACTGCGGCTCTCTTAATAGTTCCGTAGGTTACAGCACCGCTAAAAGCGCCACCCACAACACCACCAAGAGCGCCACCAAGAGCAATGTTTTTAACGATATCTCCAGTGTCTTGCCCGTCCAAGATTGGACTCTTAGCCATAGTCGCTTGTACGGCGATTTCGAACGCGACCCCTTCCAATACATTTTGTTGTACTCCTGCAGCCAAAGCTTTCACGCCCGCAGTATTAATTGCGGAGAACATGTTCATGCCCTGCGTGATTTCCTTGGCACTCTGCTCAATATAAAGGGCAGTCTTAGGCACAAGCAGGCCGGTTGCTCGGCTAAGATTCTCCCCAATAATTCCGGTTGCAGCCGCTCGTTTCAGCGCCGCTTGCCCAACATTGAGAACTTTGATGCCGCCCAATCCAGGAACAATACTGGTAATAAGAAAGCCTGCAAGATCAGCACTCTGTTCATTTGCTTTGTAATACTTACCCAAGTCCTGATCAAGACCAGTAATCCATTTTCCTGTGTCATTTGCTTCAGTCTCCGCACCAAGTAAACGACCGATTGCAGCACCAGTATTGTAGAAACTGTTGGCACCACTCAGAACGGACACCGCTGCAAACTGTCCAATGTTTTCCGCAGCCTGTCCCCAGGTACTAGGATCAAACCAGCTAGCACCTTTGTTCTTTCCAATGGTATGATTGTCCGCACCCAGAAGATAGGATGGGACACGAAAGCTGATAGGAACTTCCGTTCCAGTATCATCGACAGGAGGATTGGACATATCCATTAGCGCATCACTCCAAGACCCGTCTCAGGATTGTAGAGTCTTTCAGCAAGAATTTTATTCAAGTAACGAGCCCACTCTTGCTCATTCGCCATATCCACAGTTTGCTTGAAACCGCGAGGTGTGGGAAGCTTAGCAAAGTAGCTTTGGTTCTCAGGCAGGCCAAGTGCTTTGAATTGACGTGCTTCATTATTGATTGCATTCGCGCGTTGGTAGATGCTAGACACAGAAAAGACTGCGGCATCTTTGTAGGAAATCGTACCCTTTTCTACGGCATCTGCAACAAGGGCAGCCACGCGAACAGGATCATTCAAAGACTCAGCGCCTTCGGAAGTAGCAGCTACGGGAGCAAGAACTTTAGCAACAACCGGCAAAGTCTTGACACCATCAAGTTGCAGAACGTCAGTAATAGCACCGACATTATAAGGATTATCTTTGTCACCGGGAACAATTTTAGCGCGATAACCATCAAAAATATCTCGGGTCAATTGATTAATACGGGCATCGATCGAGCCCTTATCTTTCTTTCCAGGCGCTCCAGGAATGCCTGCAGGACTATTAACTTCAGCAAGAACTTGGCCAACCACATCCTGCATTGCAGTCTTGATTGGCTCTTGAATCGGCTGCCACTTAATGTTCGTGGTACGAAGAATATCCACAAGTTCTGCACCATCAGATGCAACAACCTTACGACCTTCCAAAGCAGAACGACGACCACGCTTAAAGGCGTCAAGAAATTCATCAGGCACAGTTCCAGACTTTTCAGCCTGAAGCATAAAGCGGGCAATCGTGCTAGGATTATTGATTGGCTGAGCGCCGATAGCCTGCAAACCAATGTTCACAGTATCCAACATCTCTTGCTTTGCCAGCTCAACGTCCTTTTTATTCTTCAAAGCTTCCGCTAATTGATCTTTCCGGAATGCCCACTCATCTCGACGTTGCTGTGCATTCTCTCTTTGCAATGCAAGTTCTTCATTCGCACGACCAGAAGCTTCCTGCGCAAGTTCTGCATGATATGCAACATTCCGGGCATTCAACTCTTCTTTACTAGCAGTAATCGCAGCGTTGACACCAGCAGCATTAACTTCGAAGCCCTTAATGCGAGCTGTGGCTGCCATACTTTCCGCATCCAAGCGAGTCTTTTCCGCAGCAGCAACACTAGCGGCTTGGCTAGTTGTATGGCGTAAAGCATTCTGCGTGGTAACTTCTGCATCAGTAGCGCTGGTCAGACGTTTGATTCGTTCGGAATTATTCTCTACTTCTGCATTGGCTGCATTGTATTTTGCAATGTCATCATTTACAGTGATCTGATTAAGCAGCCAGCCAATCGGATTATCAAACAACCCAACCCGTTGCTTCTCGTTCACTGCGGCAAGTGCTTCATCGCGCACCGCAAGACTTTGAATTAACCGAGCATTTGCATCAGTTAATTTCTCCGTATTCAGGCGCATATCCGTACCGAGAGTGAATGCACCTAAATCTACGGCAGCCTGAGTTTCCAAGATTCCAGTTTGTTTTGCCCCCTCCACCACAGCCGTAGCTTGGCCAGCAGCGATCGTGTTATCGGAAATCGTTTTGTACAAATCAAACTGTTCTCGAAATGCTTGCTTTACATCTACAGCCGCAGCGCGATTAGTGGCGCTAAAGCGACTTGCAGCATCTAGAACTGGATTAACATCAGCCATAGCAATTACCTCGCACCTTGCACGGCAGCAGGAACATGATAGGCATCAACGATACGATTGAAGAAATCTTCGCCAAGAGTTTCCACCACATCGGTAGGAACAATGAACTCTCCGCCGCTAAGATTCGGGCCTTTCTTGCCACCAATCTTAGCAGGAATCGTATCCTTAATTCCCTTTGGATCACCAGGTTGGCGCGGCAGTTTTCCGCCATCATTCCAACCACCAGCCGGAGCTGCATCTCCAGGCGCATTGCCAGCAGAAACACCAACCGCAGTATCGCCATTGTTTGCATCATTTGCGCTGGCGTCTAAACCAATTCCGCTGGAACCAACAGTGCCATCAAGTCCGGTGTCTGCGCTTCCGCTAATGATATCAATGATATTTGCCAAAACGCTTTTACCTGTGGCAACGGAAACCGCAGCATTGATTGCACCAAGCGCAACACCGATAGGATTAGCGGAAGCAATTCCCATTGCAGCTTGTCCAAGTGCTCCAATACTTACGCTAGAACCGGGCGCTGCAACTCCTTCACTTACTGCATCAGAAGCAACGGCAGTACTTTCTGGGCCACTAGCAGGCATTCCACCATCGCCACGGCTAAGACGACGGACGCGGCCGCCATTTGCCATTCCGCCCTTCTTCACCTTTCCGCCATCCTTGAATCCGCCAAGAATGCCGGCAAGGACATCTCCACCAACGCTAGAACCAACATCACTTGCAACACTTTCTGCAAGACTGGAACCAACGCCTTCAAGCAAACTAACTCCGATATCGGAAGCAAATTGAGTTCCTACACTAGCGGCAAGACTTCCCAGACCTTCACTCAATGCACCAGAACTAAAGTCTCCAGCAGCACTGCCAAAGAAATCGCTGCCAAGATTCCCAGCAATGGAGCTCTCTGCTCCCACCCCAAGATAATCTGCAATTTGCTTTCCAATATCCCCTGCACCGCTTTTCTTAATCACACCTTCCACAGTCGGGCCAAGTAAATTTTTACCAGCACTCAGACCAAGCGCAGTCAGCAAAGATTTTCCAGGATCAAGCTGCGGATCCACTTTCCGCGTAGTAGTTTCCCCAGTTCCTGCCTTACTAACTTCCGCGGCAGATCGAGTCAGAAGATCGTTCGTGAGTAGGCTGCGGGTGCTGGTATTATAAAGTCCAGCAATCTTTTCCCCGGAGGAAACTTGTGCCAGACCTTGCGTGCTGCCAAGAATACTCTTGAGCATTTCCGCCATGCCGGTGCTACTGACACCGCTACTGCGATTAGTGGTTTCTTTCTTACCTGTGAAAGTATTCAGAAGCATTTGCAGAGTATTATTCTGCGGCATCATTTCAGCCATGGCTGTTTCCTTTTACCACTTGATATGGTCACGAATCCAAACGACCAAAAGCCACACTGGAAGCGCGGCAATGAATATGAATTTAACTAAAAGACTCATGCCTTCGAATTTGTGCAGCATGTAATAGATATCATCTACGCGCTGTTTCAAGGCATCTAAATCTCTCTTAACTTCTAGCACGGCTTCTTCGTGATTATACCGTCTACGATCTATGCCAGAATATTCTGAACTGGCGGGCGGAATATCTTTAGAGTGCATCATAACAGGGTTTTCCTGTAAAGGGCAAGTAGGGATTGGGCTTGGGTTAAATAACGTACCAATTCAGTATCGGATTAAACCAGATACTTTCATCATCTAACCCAAAGCCAATCTCCTGCACAATGTTTCCCACCACCCCAGGTGCAGCCGCAGCAATCAATCCACTCGTCGTATCCAGATAGTACGTTGCACCGGGAGTTACGCCAGCCACCGGAAGTAAACCAAGAAGAATAAATTCTCCGTACTCACCAATTCCTACACCTGCAGGAACATTGCAGTATGCGCGGCAAGGACGCGTTGCATCTGTGGCATTGGCAAGGCGAGCACTCAGTGTGCCAGCATTATTGTAAAGATGTGTAGCTTGTCCGAATGCAATAGCTTCTGTAGCAGGAACATAGACACGGGAAATACGCTGAACCTGCACACTGCTGGCAGGCGGAGTTTGATCCCAATAGTTCGTATCAACACTCAGGGCGCCAGTATAATTATCCAAAGCGGCCTGCAAAGCACGCAAAGCATTCCGCATCCGAAGTAGTTCAGCAAAGACTTCAGGCTGAGCCTTTTGATCTAGTTCCGGAAGGACACTAAGTCCAAGATTGGTGGAAAATTCTTGCAATCTAATTCTCCCGGCTACATTCTACCATGCACGTGGAAAGCAAGCTCAAGAGATTCCACATGGAATTGCCCCTTGAAGCACAGGGAATGATTCCTGCCAGTCTTATCGTAGCCGTACTTACGCAAGCGGCCATCTTCCAAAAGAAGTGTGGGACTGTATGCGGTGAAATTCTTTCCATCTACTGCAGTAAAAACCTTTAACTCAAAGGTTGCACCTACCTGCACATTTTCCAGCTCAATGATATCCAAGGTAAGCAAACGGCTACGAACGAATTGATACTTGCCAAGCACAAGGACGCCATTACTTCCAGCGTAATTCACACTGAAATCCACAACCTTAGCTGTACCATCTGCTTGCAAGAACCCCAGACTTTGACGCGGAGTCTCAGTTACTGCAATGCTGGGATAGTTGTATTCGAATACATCCACATGAGGAATCTTAAGCTTTCCAAAGCGCTTCTGGGCAATATCGTATACGATGGAATGCGTCAGGCCGGAGACGCCATAGGAGATAATAAGATATCGACCTGCCACGACTTGCAGACGCTTTTGCATCGTAGCACTCAGAACTGTGAGGCTGAATGCATTAGTTGTTTCGTTGAAATCCTCAAACAGCTTGCCTGCAACGAAGTCCGTAACTTCTGGCCAAACTACTTGTGCACCATTCGTAGTAATTGTCTGGAGTCCATACGTCGTATAAGCGTAGTGGTTTCCCGTATTGGTATCAATTCCCAGAAGGTCAGGAGAAGCTAAGCCACCGCTATTTGTAATCGGGCGGAAATTAAAAGGATACCGTGCATTGCCGCTGTAGATGGAAGCTACTGCATTCTCTGTGGCATAGACAATAAAGCCTTGGATATGCGGGGCGCACACAGTAATTGTGCCCTTCATATCCGAAACATTGCCGCCACCTGCACCCGTCACAAGGGAAGGAACGAAGTCTGTAGGATCAATTGTGGACGACCAAGCAATTGCAGTCTTAGTCCAAGCAATCAGATAGCCTGCGGCACCAACAACTCCAAGAGTGTCCGGAACAGAAAGGCCTGTAAGGGTTACGGTAACGAAGGTGTTCGATGCGAAATCAAAGCGAATACAACCCTGCGTTGCAATATAAATGTATGTCGTACCTGCAACATACGCTACAGTAACCAAAAGACCTGGAGGATAACTACGAATATATCTCCATTCCGTAGGAGTTCCTGGCCCTGTGGCACTGGTATAAACATAGAAATCACCTGTACTGGTGATTCCCATATATGTCTTATATCCGCTTTCGTCGCGGATTGCATAAATGAAATCGAAGTCCGTAACAGCCGGATCAGCTGCAGGAATCACAACATCATAACCAACGCTTTGAAGTCCCTGCGCATGCGGCATGACATTATGGCAGTAGTAAATTTGTGGGATACCCACATCTTTATCACTGTCCTGATCGCTGGAAACCTGTCGATTGAATGTGTTATCGTACTGCGGCACAATCACAGTGCGACCAAAGTTATCCGAAACAAACGGAAAACTCTTTGCACTCAGATTGGCGCGATAAGCTACTTGTGCCATAGCATTTAAGCCTTGATAACCTTGGCACGAAGTGTGCCGCTGCCAAGATCAATTGGACCGCCAGTTTCATTCTGGAATCGGCAGCTTACGGTATTTGCTGAGCTAACGTATGCAGTAAGGAGAATACCCTGAAGATCGAGACTGAAGGAAACTATAGCAAGATCGCCAAGGGTTGCACCAGTTACAGTGACTGTGGTTGTAACCCCTGCACCGTCCACAAGATTGGCAGGATCATATACAGCGCTTCCAATAAAATCAAAACCTACAACATTTCCATCGATTGCGCTAGTAGGTGCACCAACTTTATGGCGCAGTCGATTAGAAGTATCAAACCAAAGATGGTGTGTACCAATTACATAATGAGCCCCATCCCAAGCCCCGCCGCCGCCAGCAGTATCATCTAGAACAAGATTACCTGCGCTATTACCGACACTTCCGTCGCCAGCAATGACTCGAATATTTCCGCCGGTTGCTGCAAAGCCCGCATTTGCATCCTGACCAGTAACGGTGAAATCTTGTGGTGCAATCGCAGTAGCGACTGTGGCATTAATTGGTGCAATTGCCGCAGGTTTGTATGCCCAAGCACTGGCTACTGTGTAATCATTTAATGAAGGCGTGACACGAAAGCCTTCCCCAGAAACCTGAGAAAGATGAAGATAGGAGTACGCAGGAAATGTAATACCTTTGGGGCGAGTAGTCATTTTAGCCTCGTACTTTTAGAATGCCCAAGTCATTACGACAAAGGTTTGTGCGCCAGGATTAATACCTGCGCCCGTGAAATTATTTGCTCGGACCGTGATTGTATCGGCTGCAGAAGCCCAAGCTTCGTATCGAAGTCCGGTGAAGGGGCCAGTATTAGGCAAGCCTAAAGCTACTGGATTCCCGGAAACTGCACCGGGCACAGCCACAGTCAAATCCTGAAATGCATTAGCCAGCACGTTAGGAAAATCTAGAGAAACTGCTTTACTTAAGCATTCCGTAACTGCGCGTGCATCAGGATTTACGCCGATCTTATGGGACTTCGAGAAGGCTTGTCCGAAGTTCGCACCTTGCACACCGTTCCAAGTACTTGCACCTTGAGAAAAGACTGCAGTATAAACACCAAGACCCGGAGCAATATCTAAACCAACGACAGACCATTCATTTGCTACGGCTGCATCCAGTACGATAAGTGCCGGGAAATTCGTAGCTCCGCTGGTATCGAGAGAGATAACAATTCCATCAATACTTGCAGGGCCGAGAACGGAAAGAGGTACAGCTCCGGTTTCAGGCGCCTCAATTTCCAAGCCACTCCATTGACCAGAAGTGAGTTGAATAGAAACTCCGCCAGCCTTAGCGCCAACAGTGATAATATTGGAACCACGATTGTAGGCCCCGATAGCTTTGAGCCCGCTAAGACAGTCTTGAACAGTAATGTTTTGGAGAATACCGACATTGCCATCAATATTACAGCCAGTACCTAAAGGCGCATCTCGCATCCAAAGGTCTGCAAGAATGCCTTCAGTTCCATACTGACTACCAGCACCGCCAAACTTACCTGCCTTTAGAATATCCGTAATGCCTGCTTCATTATTTGCATACCAAGCCATGCGATACAAAGTAAGCTTGGAAGAACCAACACTGGTGCCTTCCCACCAAACTCCACTAGTACCTGCTTTGGCTTTGAAATTTGATACCTGCCTACTATCGCCGAAAAGTGTACTTGCAGGATAGACTGTAATGTTTCCGCAGAGGTATCCACCAATTCCGCCAGGGAAATACACTGCACGAAGTGTGGCATAACCTTCATCAATTGCGGCTTGAATTGCCGCCGTATCATCCGTTACGCCATCATTCTGCGCAAGATACGGATACGACATTACATTGATCGCTTGGCTGTCCAAGAAATCCTGAAGTGTATATGAACCACCAAGCGTAACCGAACCGGCATTTACTGCGGTAAGATTAACTTCTGGGAATCCCAGGGCGGTAACACGATCGCCAGCAACAACACCTTCAGCTAGCGTGAAGGAAGTTGAAGAAGTTTCCGTGTAATCAATGCCACTCCATTGCAATTGCCCATTGACAAATACCAGCAGGGAGCCGGTATTTGGTACATAGGGAAAGCTGGTGAGAGTGAAAAGCTGCTGACTTGCAGATCCCGTAAATTCTTGAATTACTAGAGTGCCATCAACATTAATAGGAGTCGTGGCGCCACTAGGACTCCAGATATTTGCCGCCATGATTAGTAACCTTCAGGTTGGACGGAATCGGCTGTAAGCATTTCTACCTGCTCCTTCACGATCTCTCGCATCTGAGCAGATTCATCATCCTTGCCAATACCCTTGAACACGGTGGCTGCTGCTTCATAAACAATTGCATACGGATGATCAAGTGCAATCCAGCTATTGTAACCAGCATCCGTAATGTCCGGATTCAGGTAGCAACCAAGTAAGCAGTATTGGAAAGGTGTGCTGGAGCGGATATCCACTTCTTCGCCAGCAATGTAGAAAATATTTTCCCTGGAAAGCCCGTACTCATCCACTACTTTTGCAGGCGGAACGAGTTCAAAGAATTTCCCGGGAGTGGAAAAGGTTGCATCGTATTCCCGAATGTACTTCACAGCACGCCAACGCGGAAGTAAAGTGCGGTACGCGAACTGCTGGAAGTATTCAGAAGCACTGAAAGAGATGCCAGTTTCAAAAAGATCTTTGTACCAGAAATCCTTTTGATGCATCTTAAGGGTTGCTGAACGAACGGCACTAGCAGTCCTATCCACTAAGTCTGGACGACCTGTGAGAGTGTAGACCTCTTGAATAAGTTCTGCTAGTGTCATGGCGCACCCAATTTACTTGACTTTGATATTCGGAACAATATGATGTGCAGCAGGCACAGGCGTCAGAGTTGCACCACCACTGGAACCTGCGGCCATTTCACGAATCGTACTGGAGTTTGCCATGTTGAGGTTTTTATCCCCCTCATACTTCCCCAAGTTTGTGGTGCCAGCAGCAACCTTAGCTTGCTCCGCTTTGAATTCCTCAAACATCTTAGCACGCAACGCAGCAATCGGATCTTCAAAGATTTCCACTGTCGGACGGCTAGCATCAATGCTAATGCTGGAGCCCGGACGTTTCGACTCTTCAGTAAGGAATTCAATCTCGCTGAGCACATCCGTCATGAATTGGTGATTCACAAACGGGGCTGGCTTTCCATTCGGAAAGATAAAGATGCAGCTCGGATACTCATTGCAAATAAACAGGTGCTTAACTTTGCCACGTTCCTGACTCATTACAACAGGAGGAACGGGCTTAAGAGGTTCAGAGACTTGGTCGATACAATCGGTGGCCATTTGGTAAAAACTCGAAAAGAGTTTCTGGGATTTCAAAAAGCGGCTTTTGTTACGCCAGAGCCTTATAACTGCGACCAGAACCCTGAGGTTCCAGTTACCCCCGCATGTTCTTAGAACCCGGTAATAATTTTGAGTCGGGAATAGTCCGCACACAGTTTACTTGCTGCGGCATTTGAATCAGTTCCAGGAAGGGTGACTTGCCCGGTAGTAGCATTCGGAACAAGGACGTTATTAGCGCCATTGCTCCGAATTGTGATGCTGCTAATGTAACCCGGAGCGGTGGAAGCCATTCCTGGAGTATTGATCTGAACAATGGTTGCCATTTCAATACTCCTTGGAATTAGCCCGCAGCGCCAGCCGTGAGGCCAGTAATCACTGCATTAGCCGGCGGGTTCTTAATGACACAAGTCATTTCCGTGGTCAGCGTTCCACCAACAGCATCAATACCGTTGTCCGAAACATCTTCACGCTGCTCGTTGAACTCTTTATTCTGGGTCTTGCGATCGCCCAGATAAGCAACGCGGAACGTGGAAAGATCAACCACGAACATATAACCTTGCCAGTCCGTATTCGAATTCAGGAGCGGATGCTCGATCAGACGAATAGTACCGCGGCTCATAACGAAAGTGCTGAAGCGCATACCAAAGGTGGTTTCGCCTTGCACCATGTTATAAGTGCCATTCAGACGACCGATCTGATTCAGCACTCGGCGAGCACGGCCACCAACAAAAGCCACACGCTCATTAGCAACTTTCGGATCCGTAGTCTGGTTAAAGCACGGATCAATGAAGCCTTCCAGCTGCGTGAAGTTCGTAGTTGCCGCTGCCAAATTCACGTTGGCTGCAACATAGCTGGAAGGATAATAGCTGAGATTACCAACAATTGCCAGATGGCCATCCATTGTGCGGAAAGGCTGTCCATTACGAACACCTTGGCTCTTTTGCCCGAACAACAGAGCTTTTTCGATATCCGCGGCATGGAAGGCTGCACAATCTTGACGGCTTTCTGCAACGTTGCTTTCGCCAGCAATCACTTGCGTAGCACGAATCGTATCCGAGATGGCCCAGGTATTGCGGAAAATCTGGGTCAAGTTCGTGATACGAACCGGATTGATAATCAGCGCATTCGGGCGAACCGAACCTTCTTCGTACGCATTACCAACTTGGTACAGTGCGACAGAAGCGCCAATTGCAGCAGCAGCAACACTACCAACAGCACGAGTAACAGAAACGCTGGTTGCGCTAATAACGCTGTTAATAATAACGTTTTCGCCCGTGGAGTTCACACGCATAATCATGCCCGGAAGCACATTCAGCGTAGAAACAACCGTGAAAACAGTATCGCCAATTGCTTGACCAGCAGCGCTCAGAACCAGGTTCGGAAAGAGCATGGTCTTGGTGAAAAAGCCGTGTTCAATTTGAACGGCAGTTTCGGCTTGCAACATGGAAGTGAGAACGAACAGAGGCGCCATACCATTAGGCATGAGGCGCGTGAGCATCCCCGCGTAAGATTTAGCCGCAAAGTCTTGAGTTAACTGTGCGGTGGTAAAAAGTCCAGCAGACATGATGGAAGGTTCCTAAAAGTTGAATGAGTTTAGATTAGCGAGCGCCAGTGCAGCCCAAGCCGTAGATGGCAATCGTCGGGCTGAATTGCGGCTGAATCAAACCAGTCGCATTGGCATTACCACTCATCGTAACAGTCTTAGCTGCCAGATTCACGCCGATAATGGTTTGACCTTGCAAGTTGGCAACGGCATTCAGAACAACCATGCCCGGATCCAAGTTTGCAATATCTGCATCTGTGAAGCCAGTCAGAATTGGAGAGCCGTTCGTTGCAGTAACCGGAGAAACCGTACGAGCCGGAGTGCCACAAACAACTTGGAAAAGAACACGCTTAACGCCATTCGCAAGAATTGCGCCGTCCGTAAGCGTCAGTCCGGTATTAGCGGCTGCCACCATCGTAAGAGCATTCGCGCTGGCATTAATCCAAGTGCATTCAAACGAAGTACCGCGCTCAATGCCAGTAGTGCCAAGACCTTGGCTCCAAGCGGCAATTAAGTTTGCAGCCGTGTCAATGTTTTCGTTCGACACGCCGGCAGGGTTGCGACGAATAATCCCATTAAGAATCATTGCGCCGGTAATCGTCAAGTTGGTATTCGTGGTGTCAATGGCAGGAACGTTTGCACACCCTGCTAAAAGATCGCCACGAGCAAACTGACGCTCTAAGTTTCCGCCATCAAAGACGGTGGGTTTCACGATAGGCATGATGTAATCCTAAGGAAAGTAGAAGAAGAAAGGGTTATTGGAAAGGAGATTGCGGAAGGAACTTAGACCAATCAGTTTCTGCTGCCTTAGCTTTCGCGCCCTTAGAAGCGGGGGCTGGCGGGGCAAAAACTTGGCCAAGTCCTGCGACATATTCTTGGGACATTTTTAACAACTCTGCGGGAGTTGCATTCGGAAATTTAGCAGAGAATTGTGTTTGCATAGCTTGCACAATCGGCTGAATACTCGGATGACTCAGGGCAGGATTTTCTTCAAGAAGTTTGTTTTCGAGACCATGCTTCTTGAGAAGTGCTGGAAGTTGCTTCTGAAAATTCTCGGTAACTTGCGCTGCAGTAGTCTCTGCAATCTTGGTAGCAGCAAAAGTACTTTGCGCATACGTCTGAGCTTGCATTGCTTGCAACACACCAACCAAAGCTTTCGTGGCCTCTTCTCCACCGCCTTGAATCGCAGCCAGCTGTTCTGGCTTAATGATCTTGGTGAAATCAATCTTAGATGCGGCTTCCATCAATTTCGCAGGATTTGCTTGGAAATTAACGGGTTCGGTTCCGGGTGCCGCCTCTTTAACAGGTTCCCACAGATGGGCAAAACCATCAAGGGGGGATTTGGGCTCTGTCGAAGTATTCGGCGCAGGCGTACCTTCCGGCGGCTTGTTCTCAGAAATGACTTGTTTGTTTTCCGCACTTTCCACAGTGGGGGTGACAGGCTTGGAATTACCGAAGATGGATGCAAGAATAGACATGATAGAAAACCTCAAGGTTGCGGGGGCGGGTTAGACGGAAACTTTCGGTGCAGATTCCGCTGCGCCACCGGTTTCTGCCGCTTCAGCAACGGCAAGAATGTAGTCCAAAACTGTAATCATCCCACACAATTCAGCTTCGGCTTGAATGAAAAGCTCCGGCTTGGCTGGATCGAAACGAACTTGCAAGCGATCCTGTGCGTACTGAGTACGAAGGTTATGAATCACAGCTTTATTCAGGGCTGTGAGCAGAGAACCTTGTCGAAACTCTTCTTCTGTGAGAACATAGTTTTCGAATGTGGAAGGAGTTTTTCTCATGAGATTGTGGGGTTAGTTGGGGGAATAATTGGCGGCTGCCGGACCTTGCGGAATACTTTGCTGGGTGTTATCCCCCGCTACATTATTGCCGCCAGGAATGTAATTGAACTGTTGTGGAAGCGGTTGCGGAATATTGAATGGCTGGCTCTTTTCAATTGCAAGTGTAGCAAGCTGAGTCCATTGTGCAACTGCTTGTTCATATGCAATTTGTTCTGGGGATTTCTCGAAAGGTTTGAGCTGCACATTCCGCGTTTTCATGAAATACGAGAACATTGGAGCAAGATTGTAGCCTGCACCAATTTGCGGATTCGTGCCGATGGTCTGCATTGCAATGGCGAAATCATCTGCACTAATGATCTTATCCGTGGGCAGGATACCATCGCTGATCTTGAAGGTGAGAATTGTATTGCGCAGCTTCAGCGGATCAACTGCGATTTCGCGGCCAAGACTTTGGGAATAGATGTTGCCTGCTGCTTGGTACTGCAGGATGTTAGTTTTCAGGACCTCTTTAATCGGAGTGAAAACTTGAGTTTCCTGATCCATGGAAACCATCTGATCGCGGCCATTACTGTGGGCCATGACATCTTCATACTCATGAAGCGTGCGATTGCCCTTAGTAAATTGCCCTTGCTTGCTGCGATTCTGGCCATTCAACGCATCGCTGAAATCACTGACTGCCTTGATTTCCTGCATTGCAATTCCGGCCTGGTCATCACGGAAAGGAATCGGATAATAGGCTTCGTTTAGTGGCTTGCCATACGCGCGCGGGCGTACAGGAATTTTAGCTGCAGGGTTATCGCTGTTGATGTGTTCGGCGGCAACGCGGCTAGGATCAAAAAGACCGCGATCGCTAATTGCACGGCGGCGGCTAGCAATCATAGAATTCATCAGCGCGGTTGCCACGCTTTGGAACGGCTCGCCATTCAGTGCCAGGGATTTCGTTTGATAGCGCAGACCATCTTTCTTGGCTTGACCGAAGAAAATGGGGATGAGATTGTGCGCGTTGGTTTGCCGTTCGGCTGCCACAATCACACTATGATTCACAATCGTAAGTTTCCAGATTTGAGGCGAGCCTCCAGCCGGCGCATAAATATCAAACTCACGCGGAACAATGCGAGCATACAAGGTAGTTACTTCGTAATAATCCTTGTAGATGATTCGGTTATCACCCTTGATTGCAAGCCCAGCCCAATTGAGCCAATTTGTACCAAGGCCAATGGGGCTTTCTGCAATAAGAGGATCGGGAACAATTTGCGGGATATAATAGGTAGAATTCGTGCCAGCGCCCGCAAGATTACTTTCAAAGGCAGGCTTGATGTTTTCTTTCAGAACGTACGGAAGGCTGTCCAGGAACATGCGAAGTTCGATTCGACTCATACGACGCACGTAGCCAGCGAATTCCCCCTTCGTAGAAATTTCCGTCGGCTCAACACGGGTATCGAAAATCGTGTTGTAAAGATCAAGGCGCCGAATACAATTCCCGCTCCAGATGATATTCTTCGGCTTGCCTTCGATTCCGCCAGTAAAGGACAAGTCTGTATCGACTGCGGCAGTAACAATATCTTCCCACGTAACTTCTACAGCACCAAGATTGTACTTGAAGATGTCCCGGAAGTACATGAGGAACTGGCCAATCCAGCCGCCTCGAATACTATTCTCTTCGATTACGGACTGCATCTGAAGTGCAGCATCCTCATTCGCAGGATCAGCCACAACCCCGAAGATTGGATTCCCTGTCAGGAAAACTGAGGCTTGGTAGACTACAGCATTCTCTACTTGCGGCTCGATGATTGGAACAGTAATATTTTGGAATCGAGTCGAATCCCCGTATACGTTTGCAGCTTTTGCTTTTGCTTGCGCTTGGGTATTATCTGTTGCCCGGGCATACAGCTTGTCAATATTTAAAAGAGATGAGCGCAAATCCAGAGTTGCATTTTGAATTTGATAACAAGATTGTTCATACAGGAGCAAGCCTGCCTGAGAAATCTTGGAAAGTTTCATCGGGGTAGTTGCTGCCATGATACGATAATGTTAGATGAAGAAAGAAAAATTCCGGGGCGGCGGCTTTAATTCGGGCGTCCGCGGAAGCACTTCTTCCGGAGTCGAAGGAATTGGTTTGGAGCCACGTGGAGTTTGCGGGCCCCAAGGATCTTTGAGAAGCTGCTCAAGAATAAGACGCTCAGCATAATTCAGATTATCTTCCGGACGATACTGAGTTTCCAGTGCGCGCTTGGCATTTGCCAAGGCACGAGCAAGTGGGTGATCTTCTTCTTTTGGTTTCTGTGGCTGAGGCATAGGAAGCTTTCAGTGTTAGAAGCAGCAGTTTTCTTCTGCGCTAAGAACCTTTACGGAGTCATGAATCTGCGCTTCAATGATATCTCCGGAAAGGATCTGATCCGAGAACTCTGCAATCACCTTTGGCGCATACGTGAGAAGGTCAAGGAGGCCATCAGTGTTATCACGTTTAAGCGGGTTGAACTGAGTAATTTGTAAATTTATGGCGGATGCCGTGCGCGGGTGGTATTTAACTTCACCCTTTAGTAGCTCCTTGAACATGGTAAGAATGCGCACGTTCTTAGAGATGGAACCACTATAAATTGGCACTGCATCAATTCCACTAATACCGCGTTGCAAACACATGAACTCAAACCAGTATAGAAGAGAGTACTGGAATGCATTCGATTCAACTGCAATGAGGCGGCAATTATAACGAAGGGCCAGTTCAAGTGCTTCAGTAATTGTAGTGCCTGGACTGAAGCGACCTTCCTTAATTTCCATGCAGTGCGGGAGAGTATCATGGATTTCGAAATATCCAATTGAGACTGCGTCACTTCCAACCTTATCTGTTGCAGGATCAATGATAATAAAGTTGCCAGAATGGATGTCACCTTCTTGTACTTTAAATTCAGGCAGCTTGGAAATGTCAACCAGGTTATTTACTGTGGCATTCTCATCATTCAGAACTTCTGCGAAAAAGACTTCCGGACGTCCCATCGCAAGATCGTTTTCGTACTCGCGAAGTAATTGCTCAAGCGGTTGAAGTTCTTCCCATAGAGAAGTACCATCCTGGAGAATACCGCCTGCAATGAATTTAACCCAGTTCGGATTCCTCTTAAGCTTACGAAGAATTGACCACTTAGTGGGATACATGTTTCCGACGAAAATGAAAAGACAGCCGTGCGGACTTTTCGCTTTCATCGCAGTTCCAACCATATCCGTTTCAATCTGATTGGAAATCGTTTCGCTTTCTGCCTGTACGCGGGACTGAATATCTTCGAAGATCATCAGGTCCGGGCGCTCATTTTTAATATTTAAGCCCCGAACTGTGGCAACCGTGGCACCTACAATTGTGACATTTCGTCCGCGGAAGCCGAATTTCTTTGTGTCTTGTGTATCTTTTTCTAGACCAATTCGCCAATTACCAAAGCACTTCTTAATGTTCTCCTGATCCAGCATGTCACAGATGTCAGATACAATGTTATTTGCTTTCGTCTGTGTTTCTGCGCATACGAGAATGAACTTTCTTGTCGTAAAAAGGATGCAGTACATGCAAAAGATTTTTACGAATGTAGTCTTTGCGAATCCGCGCGGCAAGCCGAGGCACAGCTGACTGAAATCTCGTTCACGATGAATGTAGGAAAGAAGCCAAGACCAAGCTGCGCGGAAAGTAACTGGAAAGAAGTAGCGGAAAATGCCTGGAAGGATCAGAGCGGCCAGGAAATCTAGACTTTGTTTGGCAAGATCATGAATTTGCGGGGCAGTGTAATACTGTTCCTGCGGCTCAGTTTCCTGGGGAGCTGGCGCTGGCTCATTTAATCCTAACCGTTCTGACCAATCAGTTGCCATTATTCAGGGCGTTGTGCAAGTAAAAGCTTGATGGAAAGCAGTGCATCACGCGCGGCTGCCTTATTTTCATCTAAAAGCCGTTTTTGCGTAGGCGAAAGATTGCTAACCAGCGTTAAGTGCCGGTGCGTGGAAGGTTCTTTCGGTTTGAGGGGCAGGAATTTGTTCGTTAATGCGGTCATTTTGAAGCCTCTTTTGGGAGCTTGCTGCACTTAATCTTTCTAATGCACTACTTCCGATTGCTTGATTCTTCAC